ACAACAAAAAATATGATGTAGTCGTTATATCTCGCAATGGTCAAATAGGAAACGTAATAGAAATCTCTAATTTTAAAATAGCCTTACCTAAAAAACCTAAAGAGGTATACTCAAGACATGAAAATAAACTAAATCAATATTGGGAAAAAAAAGAACTACCAACTAATTTAGAAAAAATAAAATCTATATTTCAATGGAATGAAATGCCTAACTCTTTTAAAGACCAATATGTAGATTATATTGAAAAAGAATTTGATTATAGAGAAGATGGCTTTTGGTTTCTCAATAGAGGTATACCTACATATATAACCGGTTCTCACTACATGTATCTTCAATGGACTAAAATTGATGTAGGTTCTCCGGATTTTAGAGAAGCAAACAGAGCTTTGTTTATTTATTGGGAAGCTTGCAAAGCAGATAGTAGAAGTTTTGGAATGGTGTATTTAAAAATAAGACGTTCAGGTTTTTCTTTTATGGGTTCAGCTGAGTGTATCAACACAGCTACTTTAGCAAAGGATGCTAGGATAGGCATCTTGTCTAAGACAGGTTCAGATGCTAAGAAGATGTTTACAGACAAGGTTGTTCCTATCAATAGTAGACTACCATTTTTCTTTAAACCTATTATGGATGGTATGGATAAGCCTAAAACAGAATTAGCTTTTAGAATTCCTGCCTCTAAGATTACAAAGAAAAACATGCATGAAGTGTTTGAAGATGATATGGAGGGACTAGATACCACTATTGATTGGAAGAATACTGACGACAACTCTTATGATGGAGAAAAACTATTACTGTTAGTTCACGATGAAAGTGGAAAGTGGGTTAAGCCAAACAACATATTAAATAATTGGAGGGTAACTAAAACTTGTTTACGTTTAGGTAGTAGGGTTATTGGAAAATGCATGATGGGTTCTACATCAAACGCATTAGATAAAGGTGGTAGCAACTTTAAAAAATTATATGAAGACTCTGATGTTAGAACACGAAACGCTAATGGTCAAACCAAAAGCGGTATGTATTCACTTTTCATCCCAATGGAATGGAACATGGAAGGTTTTATAGATAGGTACGGAATGCCTGTACTAGAAAATCCTGCTCATGAAGTTGAAGGAATAGATGGTGAAATGATTTACCAAGGTGCTATTAATTATTGGCAAGCAGAAGTAGACTCCCTAAAGGGAGATTCAGATGCACTAAACGAATACTACAGACAGTTCCCTCGTACTGAGTCTCATGCATTTAGAGATGAAAGTAAGCAATCTATATTTAATCTTACTAAGCTATATCAGCAAATAGATTATAATGATTCTATGATTAAAGAACATCACATAACAAGAGGTAAATTTATATGGGAGAACGGTATAAAAGATTCTAAAGTTATTTGGGTTCCTGATTCTAAAGGTAGGTTCAATATCTCTTGGCTACCATCATCTAATATTCAAAACAATGCTCTTCAAAAAAATGGAAAGAAGTACCCCGGTAATGAACACCTAGGTGCTTTTGGTTGTGATTCATACGATATTAGTGGAGTAGTAGGTGGTGGAGGCTCCAACGGAGCACTACATGGCTTGACTAAGTTTAACATGGATGATGCACCTAGCAATGAATTTTTTCTAGAGTACATAGCTAGACCTCAGACAGCCGAGATATTTTTTGAAGATGTGTTAATGGCTTGTGTTTTTTATGGAATGCCTATATTAGTAGAGAATAACAAACCTAGGTTGTTGTATCATTTTAAGAACAGAGGGTATAGAAAGTATTGCATCAACAGACCTGACAAACAATTTAATAAACTATCTAAGACTGAAAAAGAATTAGGTGGTATCCCCAATACGAGTGAAGGTGTTAAGCAAGCACATGCTTCTGCTATAGAATCATACATAGAAAAATATATAGGATTAGATTTTGAATCTGTTTTTAGACCTGCTGATGAGATGGGAACTATGCCATTCAACAGAACTATAACTGATTGGGCTAAATTTGATATTAACAATAGAACCAAGTATGATGCTAGTATTAGCTCAGGTTTAGCCATAATGGCTTGTCAAAAACACTTATATGTAACTGAAAGAAAAGAGTCAAAAATAAAACTTAACTTTGCAAGGTATACTAATACCGGCATACAAAGCGAAATAATTAGATGAAAGATGTAAAGGTAAATATAAAATCTGCAGCTTTCCCAAGTCAATTTGTATCTGACGCTGAAAAGGAAACTAAAGAGTATGGATTACAAATAGGTCAAGCTATACAATATGAGTGGTTTAGAAGAGATGGGTCAGGTTGTAGATTTTACAATCAATTCAGAAACTTCCACCGACTACGTTTATACGCAAGGGGTGAGCAGTCAGTAGCAAAATATAAGAATGAAATAGCAGTAGATGGTGACTTAAGTTATCTAAACTTAGATTGGACTCCTGTACCTGTCATTCCTAAATTTGTAGATATAGTTGTAAATGGGATGTCTGATAGATTATTCAAGGTAAAGGCATATGCTCAAGATGCAATGTCTCAATCTAAAAGGAGTAAGTATCAAGACATGGTAGAAGCACAGATGGTTGCTAAAGACTTCTTAATGGATGTTCAGCAGCAATCAGGATTCGACCCCTTTACTGTAAGCCCTGACCAACTCCCACAAACAGATGAGGAGCTTTCATTATACATGCAAATTAATTACAAGCCTTCAATAGAGATAGCTAATGAAGAAGCTATTAATACCATCTTTGAAGAGAATCATTATATTGATTTAAGAAAAAGATGTGACTATGATATTGCAGTATTAGGAATAGGTATAGCTAAGCATGAATTTTTATTAGGCTCAGGTGTCGAGGTATCTTATGTTGACCCTGCTAACGTTGTTTACAGTTATACAGAAGACCCTCACTTTAAAGATTGTTTCTATTGGGGCGAGGTAAAGACATTACCAATTATTGAATTAATGAAAATAGACCCTGAGTTAACAAATGAAGACTTAGAGGAAATAAGCAAGTACAGTCAAAATTGGTATGACTATTACAATGTTGCTCAGTATTATGAGAACGATATGTTCTATAGAGATACCTGTACTCTTTTGTATTTTAACTATAAGACTACTAAAAAAATAGTATACAAGAAAAAAATTATGGCAACAGGAGGTAGTAAGGTTATCGAAAAGGATGACCAATTCAACCCACCTGTTGAAGTAATGGAAGATGGGAACTTTGAAAAAATTGAAAAGACTATTGACGTGTGGTATGATGGTGTCATGGTTATGGGAACGAACATTGTTTTAAAATGGGAGTTAGCTCAAAACATGGTAAGACCTAAGTCAGCTAGTCAACATGCTATTCCTAATTATGTAGCAGTAGCACCAAGAATGTATAAGGGTTCAATTGAATCACTTGTTAGAAGGATGATTCCTTTTGCAGACTTAATTCAGATAACACATTTAAAGTTACAACAGGTTATTGCTAGAACAGTTCCTGATGGTGTCTATATTGATGCAGATGGTTTAAATGAAGTTGACCTAGGTACCGGTGGTGCATATAATCCTGAAGATGCTTTAAGGTTATATTTTCAAACAGGTTCTGTTATTGGTAGAAGCTATACTCAAGAAGGAGATTACAACCAAGGTAAAGTTCCTATAAAAGAATTAACGACTAGTTCAGGCTCAGGAAAAACACAGATGCTTATCGCTAACTATAATCATTACTTAGGTATGATTAGACAAGTAACAGGATTGAATGAAGCAAGAGACGCCTCTTCCCCTGACCCCAACTCTTTAGTTGGTCTACAAAAGTTAGCAGCATTAAATTCTAACGTAGCAACTAGACATATACTTGATGGTGCATTATATATTTATAGAACATTATCAGAAGCATTAACATATAGAGTTGGAGATATTTTAGAATACTCTGACTTTAAAGATGACTTCATTAATAAGATTGGAAAATATAATGTTAGTATACTAAATGACATATCAGACTTATACATATATGACTTTGGTATATTTATAGATGTTGCACCTGATGAAGAACAAAAAGCTCAGTTAGAGCAAAATATTCAAATGGCATTATCTAAAAACGATATCAATCTAGAAGATGCAATTGACATAAGAGAATTAAAAAACTTAAAGCTTGCTAATCAATTATTAAAACTAAAGCGTAAGCAAAAGCAAGAGCAAGAGCAGAAAATGAAAATGCAGCAACAACAAGCTGCCTCTCAACAACAAATGCAAATTATGCAAGCTAAGAGTCAAGCTGAAATGCAGAAAGCACAAATGGAAATGGAAAGCAAGATGCAACTCAAGCAAGCTGAGATATCGTTTGAGATTGAGAAAATGAACAACGAAGCCAACTTGAAGAAGATGTTAATGGCAGAAGAGTTTAATTACAATCTGCAGTTACATGGTATGACTGAAAATGCATTGCAAAGTAGAGAGACTCAAAGAGAGACTGCTAAAGGTAAAAGAATATCTCAGCAAAATACTGAGCAATCACAACTTATAAATCAAAGGAAGAATAATCTTCCACCTAAAAATTTCGAATCAAACGAAGATAGCTTGGATGGGTTTGACCTAGCAGAGTTCGACCCAAGATAGTAAATAATTTGAACGAAAAATATTTATTAACTTTGTTAAAAATTAAATCAAATGGAAATTAAAGTAAAAGACCTTGGGTCTATAGATGAAAAATCTATGGCTCAAAAAGAAGAAGCAGTTTTAGATAAAGCCGCTAACAACACAGAGACAGCTCAACAGACTGAAACACCTGTAGTTTCTCAAGAGGGAACTGCTCAAGTTACACCGCCTGCAGAAGCTACTCAAGAGAGTGCTACTCAAACTTCAGAGTTAAAAGAGGAGGACGTTCTTTCATTTATTAAGAATAGATACAATAAAGATGTTGCATCAGTTGATGATTTGTTTGCCACTAAAGAAGCAAACGCAGATATTCCTGAAGACGTTGCAGCATATTTAGAGTACAGAAAAAAAACAGGACGTAGTTTCGCAGACTATTCAAAGTTGAATAGAGACTTTGGAGCTATGGACGAAAAGCAACTTCTTAGAGAATACTATTCCGCAACAGAAGATTCATTAGATGCTGAAGACATTGATTATATGATGGATGACTTTAGTTATGATGTAGATATGGATGAGGAAAATGTAATTAAAAAAAAGAAAGTAGCTTTTAAAAAAGAGATTGGTAAAGCCAAAAAGTTTTTCAATTCGCAAAAAGAGATGTACAAAGAGCCACTTGAGTCAAGTACGGCATCTTTTTCTCAGGAGCAAAAAGAACAACTCGAAGCTTACAATACATATGTGAAGGATGCTAATACATTCGATGAAGAAGCAAAAAGAAAAAGAGATTGGTTTTTAAATAAGACCGATGAAGTTTTCCACAACGAGTTCAAAGGTTTTGACTTTAAAATTGGGGAAGATAAAACAGTAACTTTTTTGCCTACAAAGAATGTGGATGAAATTAAACGCTTGAATTCTGATTCATCAAACTTATTTAAAAGGTTTATTGATGAAGAAACAGGTTTAGTGTCTGACGCACAAGGGTACCACAGAGCAGTTTCGGTTGCTCAAAATCCTGAAAGGTTTGCTAAGTTCTTTTATGAACAGGGTCAAGCTGATGCAACAACAGACGTAACAAAGAAAATGAAAAATGTTAATATGTCTACGAGGAATGCTCCTCAAGTTACAAAGAAGGATGGTATGACAATTAGAGCAATCAACCCAAGTGAGGGTAGAGGACTCAAAATTAGAAGTAATAAAAATAATTAACAATTAAAATTTTAAAAAAATGGCAGGAGCTTTAAACGCAACTCCGGGATTTTCATTACAGCCAAGTGCTCAGAAAGTTCCATTGGAGTCAAATTACATTACTAACTTTGATTTCTTAAATCAGTATCTTCCTGATACATACGAGAAAGAATTTGAAAGATATGGTAATCGTACACTTAGTTCATTCCTAAGAATGGTAGGAGCTGAGATGCCTTCTAATTCTGACCTTATCAAATGGGCAGAACAAGGAAGGTTACATATTAAATATACAGATGTTGGAACAGCTGCAGCAGCAGGAGCTAACGTAGCAACATTCCAAATCAATGATTCAGCTATAGGTGCAAACCCTGTAGGGACTGTAATCACAGGAAGCAATCCTTTTGACGCACAAGGTGCACCGGCTCTTAGAGTTGGTCAAACTGTTGTGATTAATCAGAATGGTGGTGGTGGTGAGAATAAAGGTATTATTACAGACGTAGCAGTTGGTGGTAACATCTTACAATTCTCAGTAGCTTTTTATGAGGCTGCAGGTTTAGTAGCTGCAGGTACAGGACTTGGTAACGGTGATGTAACTATATTTATCTATGGTTCTGAGTTCCAAAAAGGAACAGCAGGAATGGATGGTTCATTAGAATCTGATGACTACATCTTTGAAAACAATCCAATTATCTTAAAAGATACGTATCTAGTAAATGGTTCTGATATGGCTCAGATAGGATGGATTGAAATCACAACAGAAGATGGTGCTTCAGGTTACTTATGGTACTTGAAGTCTGAGCACGAAACTCGTTTACGTTTCGATGATTACTTAGAGACAGCAATGATTGAAGCAGTACCTGCAGAGGCAGCTTCAGGAGCAACAGCTGCAGGTTACGTTGGTTCAGAAGGTGTATTCCACGCTGTAGGAACAAGAGGTAACTTATGGGGCGGTGGAAACCCTGATGCTTTAGCTGACTTTGATGCAGTAATTGACAGACTAGACAAGCAAGGTTCTATTGAAGAGAACGTAATCTTTGTTAACAGACAGTTCGGATTCGATATTGATGACATGTTAGCAGCACAAAACTCTTACGGAGCAGGTGGTTCATCTTATGGATTATTTGACAACGATGAGGAGATGGCTCTTAACTTAGGATTCACAGGATTCCGTAGAGGTTATGATTTCTACAAGTCTGATTGGAAGTACCTAAACGACCCAACAATGCGTGGTGGTTTAACAAACAATCCTGTAGTTGCAGGTTCAGGTGCTATCACAGGTTTATTAGTACCGGCAGGTTCTACTAGTGTTTACGACCAAGTTATGGGTAAAAATGCTAAGCGTCCTTTCCTTCATGTACGTTACAGAGCTTCAGAAACTGAAGACAGACGTTACAAGACTTGGATTACAGGTTCAGCAGGTGGAGCAGCAACCACAGACATTGATGAGATGAGAGTAAACTTCTTATCAGAAAGATGTGTTTGTGTTATGGGTGCAAACAACTTTGTATTATTCGAAGAGTAGTAATAAGTAGTAATATTTACCCTCGTTATAATGACGAGGGTAATTATTTTTTTTAAATCAAATTAAATTTTTATTATAATGAAAACAAAAACAGAAATTAAATCACGAATATATCGTTTGACTAGAGGTATGGCTCCATTGAGCTTCATGCTTCCTTCCAAAAGTTCAAAGCGTAGACCCTTACTTTACTTCGATGAAGAAACAGGTGAGAATAGAGAAATCAGATACGCAACAAATCAGATGAGTCCTTTTAAAGATGAGCAAGATGGTAACGCTATTGTTACCCCTGTCATATTTGAGTCAGGATTACTTAGAGTTCCAAAACAAAACCAAGCCCTACAAAAGTTCTTAGCATATCATCCTTTAAATGGTATAAAATTTGAAGAGGTAGATACTGCAAAAGATGCAGCTAGAGAAGTAGAGATGCTTAATGTAGAAGTAGATGCGTTGATTGCAGCTAAGCAAATGTCCTTAGAACAAATGGAATCTTTAGGTAGAGTCATTCTTAGAGGAGATGTTACAAAAATGTCTAGTGCTGAGTTAAAAAGAGACATGTTGGTTTATGCAAGAAACAATCCTGCAGAATTCCTACAGGCTTTAGATGACCCTGCTTTAAAATTACATTCTACAATTCAAAAATTCTTCGATGAAAGAATGTTGGCTTATAGAAATAAAAACAAAGACGTATACTTTAATCTTCCTTCAAACAAGAAGAGATTATTAACAATACCATTTGGTGAAGACCCAATGCATGTTATTGCTTCCTACTTTCAATCTGATGATGGAGTTGAGAAGCTTGAGTATTTAGAGAAACAATTAGATTAGATTACTAGAACGACCAATTCTATGAGACCTCTTCAAAATCGAAGGGGTCTTTTTTTTTTGTTTATCTTTGTATAAAATAATTTATTAATGATAAATTCAGTACGAAACACAGTATTAGCTATTCTTAATAAAAATAATTACGGATACATATCTCCGCAAGATTTCAATTTGTTTGCTAAACAAGCACAGCTAGATATATTTGAAGATTATTTTTATCAATATAACTATCAGCTAAACAAAGAAAATAAAAGAATGTCAGGTACAGGTTATGCTGATATCACAAAGGGATATGAAGAAGTTATTGATTTGTTTTCTGTAACACTACCTTTAACTCAAAGCTCCCCAAGCACTAATAATTATTTATTGCCATCTTTATTGACTACCAATAACGATTATTATTTAATTAATAAGATGCTTGTTAATGATGTGATTCTAACAAGTGGAATAACTACAGCTACAGTTGGTGGTCAAAATAAAATTATAGATGGTACAGCTAACTTCATAGCAGATGGTGTTTCCGTTGGTGATATAGTGGGAATTACAATAGGAGGTATTTCTTACAACCTTTCTATAACCTTAGTAGAGAATGCAACAACTTTGGTTATCTCTCCTAATTTAGTTAATACATCCCCTTTAGACTATGTGATATATCAGCAGTACAAGAATAAAGAAATAGAGAAGGTTACACACAGTAAGATAACTTTATTAAATAACTCTATTTTAACTTCACCAAGTCTAGAATACCCTGCATATACAACAGAGAATTTATCTAGCGATATATTCCCTCCTACGATTAACAATCCGGGACAAGTTATTTGTCAGTATATAAGATATCCGTTTGACCCACAATGGACATACACCACCTTAAGTGGAGGTGAGCCTGTGTTTAATCAATCAAATCCATCTTATCAAGATTTTGAATTAACAATAGATGACGAGCCAACTTTGATAATGAAAATTTTACAATTTGCAGGCATGTCAATTAGAGAGATACAAGCTGTTCAGTTTGGGCTAGCAGCAGAACAATACGAAGACACAAAAGAAAAATAATAGTTTATGTATATAACACCATATCAATATTACGAGAACGGAGGCAACCCACCTGAAGATGCTAATTGGGGGTCATATCAATATGTAAGCTTAGAAGATATTGTAACTAACTTCTTATTAATGTACTCAGGAAATCATTCCTTAGTAAACAATGAGCAAAGATTTAAGATACTGTTTCACGCAAAGAGAGGTATTCAAGAATTAAATTATGATGCATTTAAAGAAATAAAAATATTAGAACTAGATGTATGTAATAGTTTAAGATTTGTGTTACCTTCTGACTATGTGAATTGGGTAAGGATATCTGTTTTTAAAAATGGATTACTTTATCCTCTTACTGAAAACATTCAAACAAATTGGAGTGACGCATATCTACAAGATAATGATTGTCGTATATTGTTTGATGTAGATGGAAATGTTTTAAAGCCACAATATTCTGATTTAGATTTTGAAAGAATAACAGGAGGATTAAAAAGTATTTATCTAAATAAAAATAGTATATTCAACGGAGAAGAAGGATGGTGTTACGAGGGGTGTTGGTATTTTGACTATGCTATAGGAGCAAGGTATGGCTTAAACACAGAAACTGCAAATGCTAATCCTACTTTTTCTATAAATAAAAAAGGTGGAGTTATAAACTTTAGCTCAGGGATGTCTAACGAAAAATGTATTTTAGAATATGTTTCTGATGGAATGGAGAATGGAGATAACTCTTTAGTTAGTGTTAATAAATTATTTGAAGAATACATTTATGCATATATTGAATATGCTATTCTAAGTTCAAAGTTAGGTGTGCAAGAGTACGTTGTTAATAGGGTGAGAAAGAACAAACAAGCCTTATTAAGAAACGCAAAAATTAGAATTAGTAATATTCATCCCGGTAGATTATTAATGAATATGAGGGGTAAAGATAAATGGATAAAGTAGAATGGCAAACGTACAAAGAAATTTTGTAGCAGGTAAAATGAATAAGAGTCTTGATGAAAGACTCTTGCCTAATGGTCAGTACATTGATGCTGTAAATGTTCGTTTGGGTTCAACCGAAGCATCTGAGATTGGTGCTGTAGAAAACTCTAAAGGAAACGATTCATTAACAACTTTACAATATAATGGAGAAACTCTTTCATCGCAAGCAAGGTGCATTGGTGCCTATGCTTTAGGTGAACAAGAAACAATGTTTTGGTTTGTACATGACCC